CCAGGTGGGCGAGCCGTTGTTGTCCTGGACCCTGTCCAGGATCGTCGGCACGTGCTCGCCGATGTGGGCCACGTGGCTGTTGAGGAAGCTGACCAGGTCGGTGAAGTTCTGGTCCACCTGGTCGGCGTTGGCCGTGGTCCCGTTGACGAAGTTGTGGGTGACAGACGCTGAACTCATTTCAGGTTCCTCGGTGTCAGGACGAAGGCCAGGCCCTCCAGCGTCCAGGGGTTGGATGAGTCGTCATAGACCTTGACGCGGAAGGTGGTGTGGGTGCCCAGCCCCGTCAGGCGCTTCTGGATCGTATCCAGGCCCGCGCCCCACTTCTCGACATTCCACACCCCCGTGCCCCAGACCATGCCCAGGGGGTCCAGGTTGACCAGGTATTGGCTGGGGCCAGCGGTCTGGTAGCTCTTGAACACGTCCACATTCACGTCGTACTGGCCCGAAGCGAGGAAGTAGACGTACATCCTGCGCCCCGTCTTGCGGCGTTCGGGGACACCGAAGTCGAACCACTTGCTGGTCCAGTGGGCGGCGATGTCGCTGCCCAGATCGTCGGTGATGGAGGTCGCTCGGTACTGGACGATCTTGTCGCTGGCCACGTGGTCGATGCCGAACATCTCATCGGCCCCCACGCGGTTCCAGATGGCCGCGTGCCGCACGTTCCAGCCTCGGTACTTGGTCCAGGTGCCCGTGGTGAAGTCGAAGACGTAGGTCGTCTCGTTCCAGGCGTTGGCCGAATCCTCGTTGACGAACAGGTAGTAGCGCTGCTGGAAGACCAGGGCCGCCGCCGTGGCCAGGGCCTCGGCGGGCAGGGAGTTGAGCGCGGGGTCGATCTTCTCCGACACCCGTGTGGCCCTGGAACCGTCGAAGCTGAAGACCCCTCGGGTGGACAGGAACATGATGCCCTTGTCCCAGGCCTGCGCGCTCCGTGGGGCCACGCACCCGAGCGCGGGGTTGGCCAGCACGCGGATGAAGCTCGACGGCTGGTTGCCCCGCAGGGTGAATATCTTGTTCCGCTTGAAGACCGTGAGCTGGTCCAGGAAGGGCACGATGGCCGTGATCTCGTCCCCGTCGTCGGGGTCGAAGTCCACCGTCGAGAGCGTCTTGAAATACTCCAGGTCGGCGGGGTTGGCGTCGCTGCCCGTGAAGATCACCCGCGAGGGGTTGGCCCCGTCACCCGTGTTGCCCAGGAACAGGCGGTTCTTGTGGAAGGTGATGTACTTGGCGATGGGGTGGTTGCCCGAGGCGTTCGCCGTGGTGCCCAGGCGCGTTGCGGTGGTGCCGTTGATCTTGAGCGTCGCGTCCTGGTTGTTCACGATGTAGGCCGACCCACCCGCCACGATGGCGTGGTTGGGGTTGCCCGTGGTCTGGGTCGAGGAGCCGATCAGGGTGAAGGTGTACCCGCTGTCGATGGAGATGACACCGAACCCCCAGCGGACACCGAGCAGGTTGCTGGCGCCACCAGGGGTTCGGTAGGGCACGATGAGGTCGAAGGGCGGGTTGGGCTCGGTGATGCCCCGCTGGATCGAGCCCAGGCGCTTCTTGACCGCTCCACGCACGTCGAAGTCGACGTTCAGGCAGTCGACCGTCTCGTTGTCCTTGACGTGGATCGGGTCGCTGGTGAGGTTCAGCCCGCCCCCGAAGTTGAACTGCTCGACAAGCTGCTGCTTGACGGCCATCAGAGGATGTCTTCCCAGGGCCAGCGGACAGGCAGCAGGCTCGGCGGGTCTTGACTCCCTCCGTACACCAACGGGCTCGTCTCCTGGGTCCGCAGCAGGTCGCGGTGGATGCCCGTGACGGTGTCGGTGAACTCCTTCTTCTTCACCTCGGCCGACTCGAAGTCCCCCATCTTCTGGAAGACCTTGACCAGCGCGCCCGTCTCGATGACGTCGTCGTAGCGCTCGGGCGACTCGGGGGTGTGGGCGTCTAGGGTGAGCAGGGTGGGCTTGCGCACGTAGATCACCCTCGCCGTCCCAGCCGCTGGTGCTGGCCAGAAGGCAAGGGTGACCGTCTCCAGGACGGCCCAGTAGCGGGGCGGCCCGCCCGTGTTGGCGGTCGCTCCCAGCGGGTTGTAGTGGTAGTACGTCTCGGGAGCGACGTAGCGCAGGTCGACCCCGAGGAACTGCACCCGTCGGATGCGGTGGGCCTCGCAGTCGGCGGCCACGCCCGAGGCCACGTTGTACTCCAGCACGCCGTTGGAGGTCGTCAGCGACCCCCGCGCGAGCAGGAACGGCCAGGAGGCATCCCCGATCAGCTCCATGTAGGCCGCGTTCAGGGCGCGGGTGATGAAGGCGTCCGAGACGTCGGAGGAGTCCACGTCAGCGAAGTCGCGGACGTTGGCCCGCATGATGCTGACCGTGGTCATGGCCTACGTCCTTCCGAACACGATCACCTGGAAGACGCCCGAGGCGGCCGAGGCGCCGTGCTCGGTGCCCGCGAGGACATACAGCTCCAGCCCTCGGGTGGTGGGGTTGAAGCGGAGGTCGCCCGAGCGGGACGCGGGGACAGCGTCGGTGAGCACGAGCACGCCCAGGATCTCACGCAGGCCGACGGCCAGCGGGTCCAGGGCGGTGCCGCCTGCGGCGTAGGTGCCGCCTGCGGTGAGCTGGCAGCGGACGGCGCGGAACGCGCCCGAGCGCGCGGCCAGCCCTGCGGGGCCTGGCACGATGAGGACTTCGGGGTGGACGTCGAGGATGGCGTCCTTGCGGTTGGCAACGGCCCAGGTGACTGGCATGTTGATCTCCTAGCAGAGGGGGCGCCAGGCGCAGGCCCAGCGCCCCTCTCGCTCGTCGTCAGCTCAGGCGGTCTTGCCCGTGAGCTTGCCCTGGCGGGCCACGTTGCTGGCCACCATGTTGCCGTAGGTCAGCACCTGCATGAAGCGGGCGTCCATGTCGTGGCGCTTGATCCAGGGGGTGTTCCTGAACCAGGTGCCCGTGTGCCCCAGGAGCTGGAGGTACTTGCTGTTCAGGAAGTACATGGTGCCCGCCTGGCAGTACAGGTCGAACATCAGCACCATGCCCTTGAACAGCAGGTTCTGGAAGCCGCCGTCGGCCGTCTTCATGTCGGTGTACCGCGCCTGCGGCTGGAGCAGGCCCTCGTACTTCTCGAAGAGGGTCTGGGTGGTGAGCCCCAGGTCAGGGTGGTCGTTGCCCTTGGACACCGAGTTGTAGGCCGTGGTCATGCGGGCCAGGGTGAGCACCTCGGCAGTCGGCTCCACGAAGCTCTTCCACATGGTGGTGCCAGGGGCCGCCGTGCGGTCGATGCCGCCGATGAAGCCCGAGGCGTTCCCGCCTGCGGAGGCGCCCGCGTTGACGTCGGACACGATGGCCGCGAGGCCGAACCAGTCCTTGCCCGAGTTGCCCGTTCCGTTGAGGAAGAACATCTGGTCGAGCGCCTCGGCCATGGACAGCTCGGTGAGCTGCACCTTGGCGTCCAGGAGCTTGATGACCTGGGAGACGCCGTTGTTCTTGGCCTCCTCGATGCCCGAGATCGCCACGATGCCAGCGAACTGGCGCCAGGCGTAGTTGGCCGCGTCGAGCTGGGCCGCCTGGGCGTTGGTGATCTGGGTGGTGAAGGCGTCGTAGTCGATGTAGGAGAGCGACACCGCTGGGTTGACCGCGATGATCGGCACCACGAGGGACGCGCCGCCGTCCTGCTTGTCGACGCGGTTCGTCTCCTGGAGCCAGTACATGAGCGGGTTGGCGCGGAAGATGTTGTCCTCCAGCGTCCGCCTGTACTTGTTCATCGTGGTCGACAGGATGGTGTCGAACGCGAGGTTAGCAGCGGGCATCTGTTCGTCCTTGGGGTATCAGTCCGCCTTGTGGCGGTTTACTGGTTCATGTCGATCTGGTTGAGGTTCCCAATCCCCAGCTCCTGGAGCGTCTGCGCGAACGCCTCGCTCATGGACTGTGGCTGGGGCTGGTTGAGGGGCTGGGAGCCCGACGCGAGCCCGCCGCGCGGTGTCTGGGCCGCTGCTGCCTGCCTCTGGGGAGGAGCCATGCGCTGCTGCTGTGCGGGAAAGGCCTGCTGGAACTGCTGAGGCCCACCTTCCGCACCGAACTGCGCGAACTCCTCGGGAAGCCCTGGCTGCTGCGGCTGGCCCTGAGCCATCTCCTGGAGACGGTCGAAGGCGAGCGCCTTGGCTGCGGTCTGCACGTCGGTCAGCTCCCGCTCGGCGGCGTACTGGTACAGCTCCTCAGGGTCCCCTTC